CTCCTAGGGACATATTGTCGAGGTCCTCTTCTTCCCCTTCATCCTCATCGTCCTCATCTTCCTCGGCTTCTACGTTCTCTTCAACTTTTCCTTCATCTTCATCGTCCTCTTCTTCTACTTCCTCAAGCTCTTCCTCAATGTCCTCTTCGTCCTCCAGTTCTTCCTCCTCGACCTCATCGGGCATCAGGAATTGAACTATCCTTGCACGTTTCTTACCCTCGTATACTTCGTGCATGACCTCCACATAGGCCTCGCGTCCTTTCAGGTCTCTTATATCCAGCTTGAGGACTGCATCAGGAACTTCATAGCCTAGGGCCAGCAGAACGTTTTTCAGGTGGAATAAGGACTGTGGCTGTAGAGAGGTGTTGTAATAAAGGATATAACCGTTAGGGGCTCTAAACTCCCAGGCAAGGTAAGGTTTTGCGGATTTCTCTGAGATCTCCTGTGTAACCTTCTGGACCCTCACCTTGTGAATACCTTCGGGGCATATTCCCCTGCTTGATACTTCTCTCATATCAACCTCGATCAAATATTTATTCTTCATCATCGTTTAAATCCTCCTCTCCTCTTACTAATTTTAAAATTTTATCATATGTCGGGTCCACCACAAGGGGTGGTAACTTAGTGCCTGGCTTCGCCCGGCGAATTTTGGTCAAATACCTAGCGTGTGGTCCAATTCTCATGCAGTACTCTACCACTACCTTTGACTTCTCACCTCCCTTTTTGGTCTTAACTGTGGTCAGTCTCTCTCGGATAAAAGTCTGGCCTATAACGTCTACAGCTGCATTTAAAGTTCTGGCTACAGAAGGTGAAAGGGCTGGCCCCACCTCCGGGGCTATCATCTCGGGATCTGTGTCGCTTTCTTCATCGCTAGTAGTAAGCCTATCTTGGCAGATGAATATTTTGCATAAAGGCAGGTCCCTGAAATTCAAAATCCATGTTTTCATGAGGGCGGAGACTGTTCCCCAAGCCCTTCTAGAGATAACCGTGTCCGCTGAGTCCTCACCTACTACTTGCCTAATGGCTAAATCCTGCAGCTGTGTGAGTGTATCAATGGCCACAGATTGGAAATTATGGTTGCCATTTTGTAGATACCAGTAGACCTCCTCGAAGTCCTCCCATTTTTCAATAGGAAGAACATATGTTTCGGGTTGACCTTTGACTGAAATTGTACCTCTATCGTTTACGTCCAGGATGAGTAATGGCTTTGGCGTAGTTCCAGCGAAGGTTGTTTTTCCTGTTCCTGATCTGCCATAAACTGCGATTGATAGCCAGTCCGACATCTCCCCTACGGGCATGATGCGTGACTCCAGCGATGAAACAGGCGGACTTTCAGTCTTCGAGACCAACGTTTTCTTTTTCGTTTTCGTTTTCTTCAATATCCTCACCTCTTAATTTGTATTCAGCCCTTCGAACGAAGTTAGCGTCCAGACCCATGAGCTCTGCCGTGCATAGACTTTTGAATCCACAGGTCCTGCATACCAATGGGTGTAGAGACCGGTAAACGTTCGTAAGTTTCTTGGCCTCTATGGCAGCAATTCGAACTTCCCGGAGTAGCTGTGAAATGATCTTTTCATTAGCAGGCAAATATCTACGTTCTAGGAGCTTGGCTTCCTTCCTCTTGGGGATTTTTGTGCGAATGTAATTCCATAAAACCCCCTGTATTTTAGTGCCTAAAATGCGTTCCACAACGGGGATATAAAGAGCGACCTGGGGATTAATTAACCTCTCATCCTCGTTGGGAATTCGGCTGGCTGTTTTATGTTCCACCAACCAGATTCCCCGCTTTGGGTCCTCGGCGACGAGGTCTATTCTCCCTCTCAAGAGAACCCTAGATGAGGGCGAGATAGGAAATTCCTTGAATTCATGTTCCACTAGAATGGGTTTATCATCTTGGTAAGTTTCCTCATATAGAGTCATTAAGTATTCACATTCCCCAGGTAAATCTCCGTAGTATTCTTTCTCTTCTTCAAGCAGCTCGTCGAATTGTTCAACTAGGCTCCGGTGGGTTTCTCTCCAGTCTTCTCCTTTGTAGTAGGCCTCGAGTAGGCTATGCATCCAAGCTCCTCGTTTGAGGGCTGGGGATTTAAGCCTTGGCTCGAGGCGCTCTCTATACTTATAGTGATACATCTGCCGGCAAGTTCTCCAGGTCTTCAGTTCCGAAAAACTTACTTCGTACATCTTCTGTTTCACCTCCTTCTTTTAATTTAATTATATCCACCTTTCTTAGTTTTGTAAATGGAATTATTCTCGTTAGTCTGGATTAAAAACCTTGCCTGCTCCCCAAGGTCCCGACTTAATTTCGACCTCTAGAGGAATTGGTATATCCCAACCAAAGGCTTCGAAGATAGCCTCTCGATCTTCCATTAATAATTTTATTTGAGGCAAAATCTCTTCGACCCGAGACTCCCGAACTTCCATGAGAACTGCATCATGAACTGTGGCAATTATACGTACATCGTCGGGGAAGGCTTTTGCGATTTGTATTGCGGCAAATAGGTTCATATCCGAAGCAGCCCCTTGAACCGGGGAATTAATGGCCTGCCTTTCGGCTCCGCTTCTTAGTGCCTTGTCGTTAGATATTATCTCGGGGAGGCGTCTCTTTCTCCCTATAGGGGTCCGTACATAACCGTGAGTGGTTACGAACCTCCTTTGTCTTTCGTGCCACTCCGGAAGGCCGGAGTATAATTCAAAGAATCTCTTTCGGAACTCATAGGCCTCTTCCTCTGTGAGGTCCACACCATACTTAACTTTTGCATAATTGCGGAACTTTGCTGCCCCCATGCCGTATACAAAACCGAAGTTCACAGCCTTAGCTTTCTTCCTCCCCTCCTTACCGACCTTCTCGGCCGGAAGTCCCGTTACAGCCATGGCCGTTTTCGTGTGAATGTCCTCCTCGGTCTGGAAGGCTCTTCTCATTGCGCTATCCTTGGATAAAGCAGCTGCCACCCTAAGCTCAACCTGTGAGTAGTCCGCCTCTACAAGAACCCAACCGGGCGGAGCTGTAATTAATGTTCTCACCTCGGGGTCTCTAGGTACTTGCTGCAAGTTAGGCTTTTCACAGGAAATCCTACCGGTAACCGTTCCGTGGAGTTTGAAGGAAGGGTGCATCCTATGAGTCTCCGGATTTATCTTCTCTTTCCAGCTCTCAATGAATTGGTACAGCTTCACTTTCTCCCTATATTTGAGGAGTTTTTCCACGATAGGATGTTCATCTATCAGGAAGGGTAGTGCTTCTTCTGAAGATGTGGAAGGATTACCCGACGCGGTGAAAGCTACGATAGGTAATCTCAAATCCCCGTATAGCACTGAGGCTACTTGCTGTGGGGAATTCCAGTTTATCTTTCTGCCGGCCAACTGATTTAGCCCGTTCTCAAGTTCTTCAATCTGTCCCTTGAGGTAACTGTATGTGCTTTCCATTTTGTCTACATCGACGTAAACTCCGTGTAATTCCACGCCTTCAAAGAGATCTGAAGCCGGCATAAGTAACTTGTGGAATACCTTTTCAATGCGTCGGTCCTTCTTGAGCCCCTCCTCTAGTATCTTTTGCAAAGCTAGGGTGTAATAAACGTCTAAGGCACAATATTTAGCTAACTTCTGCAGGGATATTACTTTCGGGTCTGGTGGAACTGGGATATCATAATTCGGGGCATTAAAGTATAACGAGGCTAGATATTTTAGGCCATGGGGAGAGTTCTCATCCAGTAAGTAAGCAGCTAACATGGTGTCGAAATTTAAAGGGAATCTGGCCCCGAACTGTGCACTCAGCCATTTATTATCGAACTTCCCGTTGTGAGCACAGACTATTCGTAGTGGTGACTGTGTTACTGTTTTATAAACTACCTCAAAGACCTTCTTGGCAACTTCCTTGGACTTGAACTTACTTCCGGGGTAATCAAAGGGAATGACCCAACTGCATTGTGGAGTAGCGATACCTAGACAATGGATAGTTGCATCGGGTGCTAAGGGGTTGAGACCTCGAGTTTCTACGTCGAAAGCAATTCGGTCGGAAGTCCGGATGTCGTCTACACATTGCCCCAGGTCCTCCGAACTCTGTACTAACTTCCACTTGAAATCACCTGGTAAAGTCAAGGTTTGTTTTACTAATTTAGCAAATCGCGTAATGTCCGCCTTGATTACCGGGAGATATTTGGGTTGTCGTAATGCTGCTGCTGGATGAAGTGTGGGGAGATATTTAACTCCGTCCTGTTCAAATATCTCCCCTCGATACTTCGTAATCCCCGAGCGACCTAGGACCCCTTGCAAGGCTACATTCCCTAAAAGCAGAACGTATTTGGGTTTCACAAGGTCCATTTCCGCTTGTAAATATTTCTTACAAGCTTGAATCTCATCTTTGAGGGGTGTTCGGTTGTCTGGTGGCCGGCAGTGGACTACGTTTGTGATATATATCTTGTCTCTACTGAGTCCCGCTTCTTTTAATATTCTATCCAGCAATTTGCCTGCCGTACCGGAGAAAGGCTTACGAATGTCTTCTTCCCTTTCACCTGGAGCCTCACCGACGATCATAACATCACAGGGCACCGGGCCCTGCCCGATAAGGCAGACCCATTTTGCGGTTTCCCAAAGTCGACAATCTCTACAATGTGGATTTCTAAGTTTGTTCCAATGGTCCGTCATGAACCTCCCTCCTTATTTATATTTTATCATAAACTTAGAGTCGTCGAATAGGAACATTCTCGACTTTGACTCCGGCCTGAATGAGTAAATCTTTCCCTCTTGTGTCCCTGTACTCTTCCAGGTAGAGGACCTTTTTAATGCCAGCATTGATGAGAAGCTTAGCACAGTCTAAACAGGGAGCACAGGTAGTGTAAACTGTAGCTCCTTCGAGGGATATTCCGTGTTTGGCTGCAAAAGCTATCAGATTAGCCTCTGCGTGAACTGCGTCCAAACATCCCCCTCTTTCATTCAATCTGCATCCTCCATGGTCGATACAATGAGGAAACCCTGAGGGCGCCCCATTATACCCGGTAACTAGTACTCTCCCGTCTTTCTCGGCTAAAGCTCCAACCTGCCTACGAGAGCAGGTACTGCGTTTGGATACCAAGAGAGCAAGAGACATTAGCCAAGAAACCCTGCCTGGTCTCTTCATGGGATATTCCTCCTCTGCTTCATAATAGTTAAGTCCGCCTCGAAGATGTGCAGGGAGCTGATGTGCATGACTAGTTTCGAAGGTTTAGTGCCTACCCCTTCACAAACCCATTGGAGCAATCTACCAGCCATGTAAACGTCGTCCCTAAAGTACCGAATAAAATCACAGGACCTCATGTAGTAAACGATTTTAGTTTTCTCATGTCGGGTCAGGAAATGATAACCCAAGGTACAGGGAACTCGTTCGCCATGATGTGCTCCGGTGTCTTCCGGGAACCAGATAGGTAAATAGGCCTGTCTGGTGTGGGGTCTAGTTTTCAGTAGGTTCACCAGGTCTGCGAGGTCTCCATAGCGGTAACGAATTCCACGGTTAGAACCGTCGGGTCCAATCGGACGGTCATTAGGGTCATCTGTGGCTGATGCGGAACCAGGCCACATCCTCTCGGGGTAGGTGTGTGAAAACTTGCCTTGTTTGAGGTGGAGCTTATTCTTGTTTACGTTAAACGGCCACCATTCGTGTGAAGGCGCTGGGTTTAGGGGGAAACCAGAGACCCGTTCTTGAAAATGGTCCTCGGCCCAGGGGAGGTTGGGTTTAATCATCTGGACCCATTCTTCTTTGCTTTCGGGAACGGGTATTTCAAAACTGATGTCCTCTAGCTCGTGGGTCCTAGCGAATGGTGTCTTGCCTTTTATCGCTTGCCATTCGCCTACTTCTACAAGGTTTGCTTTACTCTTTAGGAACTTTTTGCGAATATCCCTAACAATGCTTTCAAAGTCACGTTTTTTATTCCACCACATTCTCTATCTCCCTCCATAATTTCAGGATGTCTTCCCAAACCACATTCTCTATCTCCCTCCATAATTTCAGGATGTCTTCCCAAAAGGGCAACCAAGACTCTCGATATAAGTAGGATAATTTTACCCGAGCTCTATACGAGAGGGATTCGGGAGCCTCTATGGCCTTTAAAATATCCTTCACGGTGCCACGGATGAATTGCTGTTCTTGCTTGTGATGACAGTTATGGAGCCAGGCTTCCTTTAATATCCCTACAGGATCTGGCCACAAGGTGAGGCCGAGTAACCGGAAGCCCACGATGTAGGCACTGCAGAGATAAAATACCACCTCCTCTAAAACGAGGTCCGGAAAGACTTGTCGGGGAACCTCTAAAAGCCTTGGGAGCAAAATAGTTTGCGTGAAATATAAATCCGCTCCGAACTTGGTGAAGACCTCACTACTCCTGGAAATTATCCAAACCCGGCAACTCAACGGTCCTCTCGAGTTAGACCTATAGAACCCTATTACTACGTTCAAAAGACAGTTTCCTTTAGTATTGTGGACCGTTTCTTCCTTGATTTTTTCCCCTTTGAGGGGGAGTGAGAAGGTAGCGAAGAATGCGGAGGATGATTTCAAAGCTCTCACCTTTGCTTCGTACCTATCCCACTCCTCCTGTGGAGGAAAGTAGAAGCCTACCCAGTTGGCTCCTTTATGTTTAGGGTTATACCCCAAGTCCCCGAGGGTGAACCCCAACTTGTGCCATGCACTACCGGGGACGGTCAAACTTAAGTCAGCCACAGTTCTTTTAAGCGAATCCATATGCAGAAAAGATTTCCGATAGAAAACGTCCTTGATTGCTTCCAGCCAGTAGTCCTTGACAGAGTTCATACCCCGGACACCTGCCGATGTTTGTTGATATTGGCTTTATCCATATACATGTCGTATAGCTGTTGTGCGTCCAGCCCGGATAAAATGCAAAGCTCTATAAAGAAGTGAAGTGCATCGACTATCTCCTCGTAATATTTGGCTAGGTCCACAGGGTAGGTCTTCTGTTTCCATGGCCTGTTCTTCAGCTCATTCATAGCTTCGGCCAACTCCTCTGTGACGTTCCAGGCCCTGGATTTGATTACTGCCTGACCCTGGTGGGTTTCCAGGTTCACAGGGATGTTGGGGTCGGGAAGCAGTCCGTGTGAAGCCTCGATTTCGTGAAACTTTTCCAATAGCTCTCTTTGCTTTTGAAAGATGGCCTCCAATTTATCCATTGTAAAACCCCCTTATTCTAGAAATTAAATCTTGAACATCATCTCGTGTATAATCGTAGACGGTGATGTACGAGTTCACTGGAGATTCCGTGAGTTCCACAAAGAGTTTATCGTAAGCATCTAACAATTCACCGAAATGCTCCAGTACTCCGCTCATTTGCGGACCTTGCTGGACATTAGCCTGAATCACATCCCTATTGGGTCTGCAATATATTATCACGGTCTTTAATGCTAACAATCTGCTCCTTAATGGATAATACAGGCCTCCGAAGCAGTTGTGACCTCGAAGGACGGATCCGTAGACGGCTTCGGAAATGAGTGGGAACCGGTCGTAGAGTCGTTTGATAGGCCTTCCTTCCGCAGAGGCGATTTCCAATTCAGTAATTTCTGATCTCGTGCGGCTTACTAAGGCTAACCTATAGTCATCGCTCGGACCTAAACTGCCTACGAATTTTCTCGGCTTAATCTCCAATCGATGAGCTAACTGTTGGACTAAGACAGTTTTACCTGTGCCGTCCATTCCTTCAACTATAATAATCATTTCATCTCCTCCTTTTGATATGTAGTGATGATACGCCTTCCCATAAATTGTTAAACTTTCGAACGTAAAAATCTCTTGTGGATATGCCACAGATCTCGCAAATCTTTAGGCTGGAATCATATTGGGCTGAGACGAACTTCCGCCAATCCCTACAATAGGGACACCACAGCATATTTTTACGAGGCGGTTTTGCATCTTTCGGTGGATCTTCTGCGTGGGTATGAGCGAGATGTACCTTTAACCCTTTGTCTTTGAGCCTGGCCATGATGTAAGTTACGATGTTACTTGAATCCAGCTCTTCCGATATCTTCAACCTAATCTTGAGCTTTCTCTTGCGATTGAATGGAATTACCAGGTAGTATATCACCTCCGCCACCTCCCTTCACAATTTATGTGTTATCTTTGTTCTTTTAATTTAATTATATCAAAATAAGGATAAAATCTAAATGGTGAGGCGATTTTTGTCCAGAAATTTTTGTGGGAAGAACAGGTGAATTTGGTCATTTAAGCCCCGTCAAAAACATGGTATAATTTAATAAAAGTTAAGTCAGGTTAATACTCATAGGAGAATTTCCTCGGAGTACAATTTGATTGGAAAAAGTAGACTGATTAATGGGGGTGATAACATGGAAGCTAATTTCACAAATCTTTTTTACCATTATAAAGGGGGTATGAATGATGTTAAGTCAATTCCTCACAACCAAAGAGGCCGCTGAATTGCTAAACGTTCCTCCTTACAAAATCTTAAGGGCGATCCACAAACAAGTCCTACCTGCACAAAAGAAGGGCTGGTTTTGGATTGTGGACCGGGAAGACCTCATGGCTGTGAAAGACAAAATAGTCCAGGCCAAATGAAGCAGGCGAAACAGAAGGGTAGTGATAAAGTACCATGCGACAAGAGATATGTATACGAACTTGGGTTTCGCAAGGTATAACTGGATATGTTTACGTCAGTCAGAAAATCAGTGGACGATGGAAGGATAATCCAATTAAATTTGACCCTAGCTCGAACAAGCAAATACACGAAATCCGTAAATTCATCAAAAGCATGGAGAATTTACCTGGGGACCTCTACTGGTGCCCTAACGTTTTTCAAGGTCCCCACCGAAGGAGAGAACTTGTATCACAGGGAAAATTCCTCTACGCCGACCTTGATGCTGTGAACCCCGAGGAGATTGACGAACACCTCCGACCGACCATTGCCTGGAAGTCATCGGAGCACAGGTATCAGGCCTTGTGGGAGCTGGACAAGCCACTCAAGGCTCACCAGCTGGAAGAAATCAATCGGCGGTTGACCTACACCCTTCAGGCCGACAAGAGTGGCTGGGACCTTACTCAGGTTCTCCGAATCCCTGGCACGATGAACTATAAATATCAACCTCCCGAGAAAGGCGTACTCCTCTGGGACGACGGGCCCATCTACCAACTTGACGACCTCTTACCTTACCTCACGGAGGAAGAAGCCAACCTGATTTCGGAGGGGCAGAGAATGGCAACATTCGTCCGGCTACTCAGTCAATATAAAAATAGAATCCCCCACAAGATTTACCAGCTGCTTCAGTACCCTCCAAAAGAGGTTAATAAAAGAGTAGGCAAGAGGTCGGACATCTTATGGAGAATTGAGCACGAGCTCATTAAAGCACGGATACCGCTGGATGACATTGTAGAACTCATTCGACTCTCAGCCTGGAACAAATACCGGGGCCGAAAAGATGAACAAAAGCGAATCCATGTGGAATTATCCAAAATCTATGAGTCTCACATAGCAGGTGAGACTCTTGGAAAACCCTCCACAGGGGACATCAGTGTAGAGCTTCTTGATTTCACCCCAGTAGTCAAACCCATAAGCGAATACGAAACACAAGAAATAAACTGGCTTTGGTATCCTTACATACCGAAAGGCGGTATCACGATTCTCGATGGTGACCCTGGGGTTGGTAAAACATATCTATCTCTCGCCTTAGTTGCTCACCTATCCTCGGGACAACCCTTGCCAGGTGAGGTGGGAATCAAGGGCGGGAGCCAAGGCACGAGCCCCCGCA